TAATGTCTAAAGCAAAAGCAGTTCGTGGTGCTTTAAGCAACATAATAGATGCTGTAGATCTTTTTAGGAAGAAGCCTATCTCCAAAGAAGAGCAAGAGCTACTTGATAAACTTAGAGGATCAACTTTAAGAACATTTGAGGGAGAGACGCTTGATCTTTCTAAATATAGTGATGATGAATTACTAAAAGTAGCGAAGCCTGTTCCGTGGCCTGATCCACATCATTCCGACAGAGAGATGTCTAAATTTATGGGGTTAAGTGACGAGTTTATTGATGCTGAAAAAGAAGCAGGAGTTCGTTTTTTTGAGAAACCTACTTATTTTGAAGATATTAAAGACAGCATCTCATCATCTCAATTAAACGATTTAGAGCAAATTTTTGGGAGGAAATTAAATACATATAAAATAAATGATATTCTTGCAGATCCAGAACAGCCATTATCAGATTTGATAAAAAGTTCTTTGAAGGATGAAGATAGAATTAAAGGTTCATCTTTTATTGTTTGGGATCCCGAGAAGCAAACTCGTTATCTTGCCAATACAAGTGGAGCTAATAAATATATCAGAATGTGGACAGGGATTGATTACGAATAATGTCTAAAGCTCAAGCAGTCCGAGGTGCCCTTGAAGCATTGGTCGATGCCTATAAAAGGACATTTGACCCTGAGACATATTACCATGGGACAACTGATCCAAATATAAAAAAGTTTGATCCAAGGTCACGAGAAGCAACCTATTTCACTGCTGATCCTAATTACGCAAGTGGTTATTCTGACCCAGCAAGAATTGGTAAATTTGAATCGACTAAACCGGAGGCTGCGGTAGTTTATCCTGTAAAAATAAAAACTGATGAAATATTTGATTACTCTGATGAAAAGAGTTGGCAAAAGCTATATGAAAGGGATGAGGCGCTTGGGGGACCTACAGGGACTGAGAATCTTGAAGAGTATATGCATCATTTTAAGAGGCAGTTTCAAGATTCTGCTGACCTCATTGCTGGAGAATATCGTGCTTATGAGGGGCATGTTAATTTTTTAAATTATTTGAAAGAAAGAGGTTTCAGAGGCTATAGAACAAACGAGCCAGAGACAATAGCCCTTTTTCACCCAGACAAAGGTGATGTCCGTTCGATCCATGCCAAGTTTGATCCTGAGAAGTCCGAATCGGGCAACATACTTGCCTCAGTTCCTGCGGCTGCTTTGTTTGCTCTTGGTGGCGCTGGTGCCCTCAGTAATTTGGCGGATGAATAATGTCTAAAGCACAAGTAACCAGAGAAGCCTTTGCCGAACTTTCCGATGTTGCACGCAGATGGTATCTGTCTTTGCAAAAGCCACTCGGATGGGCTTTAACACGAGAAACGTTGTTCCCAGGTAAGCCAGCTGCGTTTGCCAATGAAGATCTTCAGGAAGTTATTAGCTCACCTAAGTTTTTGGAAAAGCTCAAGAATTTTGGAGAGGAATTTCCAGAGGGATTCCGGCAATATGATTATCCTGCATTGATAAGTGCTCTTGATGAAACTGCTAAGGGAAATATAGATCTCGCTCTGATTGATCCAAAAGATTTTAGAATGCTTGCCAATCGTGGGCTTGAAAGATGGTTGCCTCCTGAGGGTAATTTAGATCCTAATGATCCGGTTACTTTAGAGATAATAAGAAAAATTAATCATTATGCAGACATGTATGAACATGGTCTTCAATTTGATGCCATTCCACATTTATATGGAACAAAGCCGATTGATGACAGAATTATTAAAATGACTGGGCATCAAGGTCGTCATAGAATGAGAGCCCAGGAGAAACTTGGTGCAAATAAGGCACTTGTCAAGATTGCCCCCACTCCACATCTGCAACAAATACGCGCTTCCGAAGTTGACCCAGGGACACTTTTACAACCGGAGCCATATTTTAAAGATCCAGCCTCACGATTTCGTTTGGATGCTCCCGCTGTTACCCCTGGTCCTTATCAGTCAATTGCGGATGTTTTGAAATTTTTGAGTCTTGGCGGATTTTCCTTTGGAGCTTTGAAGGATCTGGCCGATGAATAGAACAGGATTTAGTAAACTCTTAACCCCAGCCAATGGAAGGAGAAAACCATGGCAAAAGCAAAAGAAGACAAAAAGAAGGCCGCGCCGTCGCTCGAAGAGAGGGTAAAAGCTATCGAGGAGTTCCTGCAACACAACACGAGGTTCAAAAGTGTCGACTAAAGATGTAAAAGTGCACGTAACTGGCGTTTCCATGTTAATTGAAGCGGAGTTAAAAAAGAATGACGATAAAAGAGCTCCTGGAAAGGATAAAGAAGCAGCTCCAGACAAGGAAAAGCCAGTTAGCGAGTGATATGGTTGAAGGAAGGATCTCCGACCTCAATCATTATCATAAAAGCGTCGGTATTGCGGAGGGTTTGGTTATTGCCCAAGACATTATTGACGAAATTTTGAAACAAATGGAAGAAGAGGATGAATAATCATGTCTCATCAACATGTTCCCCAACCAATCGGTTGGAAAGTGCTCGTCAAACCGATCGAGCCAAAGCAACAGACTGAAGGTGGTATTTATTTACCAGATTCAACAGTTGAAGCGGAAGAATACCTCGTTGCCCAAGGACATATAATGGCTATGGGCGAACTCGCCTATCATGAGAGGGAAAGTGGCCAAAAGTGGAAGGGAAAGTGGCCAAAAATTGATGACCATGTGACTTTTGGGAAATATGCAGGTCAAAAACTCATTATCAATGGGGGAGAAAAGCTGCTTCTTCTTAATGATGATGAAATAACCTCCATTATTCCCAATGGATGCGAGGTTAACAATTATGTCTGATCAAAAAGAGCTCGAAGAGCAGATTGCTAATACTCCTCTTGAAATAGAGATAACTGAAGATGTCCAGGAAGCAGCTCCTGAACCAGAAGTTGAAGAGGAAAGGTCCGAAGACGACAAGGAATTTAGTCGAAAAGTCCAAAAAAGGATTAGCACCCTCGTTCAACAGCGTAAACAAGCTGAAGCCGAGCGTGATGTTGCGTCTCAAGAACTAGAATCCTTCAAGCAGCGGTTGAATCGTCTTGAAGCGGGCAATAATCAACAAGCCCAACAGGATTTTCAGAGTCGCTATCACCAAACACGTCGCGGATTGCAAAGTGCGATTGAGGAAGGTGATACTGCATCTCAAGTTGCTCACCAAGAACAGCTTGCAGATATGCGCGCAGCTATGCGGGTTGCTGAAATGCAGCGTCAAGCACGCGTCCAACAACAAGTTTCGCCAACTGTTGGACGCGCAGCGCAAATTCAGGAGGAGCCGACACCTGTTAAAGCCATTGATTGGTGGCAACAGAACCGTTGGTTTAATTCTGATGGGTTTGAGAGAGAGACTGCAGCTGCCAGAGCTATTGATGTGCAGCTAGATCTTGAGGGATATGATAAGGAATCAGATGATTATTATGAGGCTCTCAATGATCGTTTAAGAAAAGTCTTTCCAGAAGTGATTTCTGACGCTAAAGTAACGCAATCTTCTAGGTCGAAAAGCAGATCACCAGTTGCACCTACTGCCGGTGGACCTAGTCGAAAAGGGAATAGGGTCAAAATGACGAAGGACCAATTGCAAATTGCTCGTGAATTAGGGATAACTGATGAAAAAGGCCTAAAAGCCTATGAAGCAGAAATCCAAAATTCTCAGCAGGAGACCAACAATGGTTGATAAACGCAATGTCCGAGCCAATGAGATTCGTTCCGAAACTCGTGAGAAGGATTCTCGCGCGAAAACTCCTTGGAAACCAGCATCTTTGCTAGACGCTCCGCCACCTCGACCAGGAATGGTGCAAAGATGGGTTACCACCTCGATTCTGGGGAAAGAAACACCCGACAATGTCTATAAACGGCAGCGTGAAGGGTGGAGTCCGCGAGCAGCGGACACCGTTGGTGATTTTCCTATACCGACAATCAACCACGGGCAGTGGTCAGGATGCATTGGTATTGAAGGTATGATTCTTTGCGAAATGCCAGTAGAAACTCATCGTGAGATGAAAGACTATTATGCTGGCAAATCTGAAGAATTGAACGAAACCATCAGTGCCGAACTCCGGAGTACTGAGAGGGCAGGAGGAATTCCCATCCAGCAGGACAGGAGTTCAAGTGTGAGTCGTGGCAGTGGTGTCACTGTCATGGAGGATTAACCTTTTCTTACGAGAGGTAGGAAAATATGGCTAATGCAGATGCAGCCTTTGGCTTCGTCCCTGTTCGTCATCTTTCTGGCTCAGGTTCTGTAAGGACCAATAAGTACACCATTACGAGCACTCTTGCCGAAAACATCTTTAATGGAGATCTCTGCATTATTGATGCCAACGGTGCGGTTACACCTCATACTGCTACTGAGGTAAATAATATTGGTGTGTTTGGTGGTGTTTCTTACACTGCGTCAGATGGCTCCTATAAATATAGTGAGTATTGGCCATCAGGTACTACAGCCACTAATATCATAGCCTATATTTACGATGATCCGTTCATTGTTTATAAGGTTCAATCGGCAGGTACCCCTGCTCAGACTAACATTGGCAACTGTGCCGATGTTGTTGCTGGGGCAGGGTCAACCACCAGTGGCCAATCAGGCTTCGAAATATCTGGCACAATGGCGGCAGGCACCGCAACGTGCAAGATAATGGCTCTTTGGGATTCCCCAGAGAACTCTTTCGCGGCTAATGCTGTTATGGAGGTTCTTATCAATGAGCATCTCTATAAAGACAGCGCTGGTATTTAAGGAGGGCTTGAATAATGGCAATGCATAGAGCGCAATTTGCTAAGATGCTTGAGCCCGGACTTAATACTTTGTTTGGTCTCGAGTACGATCAGTATCCAGAAGAGTACAAAGCTGTTTTTGCAGCAAATACTTCAAGCAAGGCATATGAAGAAGACGTCCTGCTTGAGGGCTTCGGAAATGCCCCTGTGAAGACTGAAGGTGCGGCAGTTAGCTATGATGAAGCGACCCAGCAATGGACCGCTCGTTATCAGCATGAGACTGTTGCACTCGCATTCTCAATCACAGAGGAAGCCGAGGAAGATGGCCAGTATGGCTCTCTTGCTGCACGTTATACGAAGGCACTTGCTCGTTCCATGTCTTCCACAAAGGAAGTCAAAGGAGCAAATATCTTCAATAACGCAACGTCAGGTAGTTATACTGGCGGAGACTCAGTTGCTCTTTTGAGTACGTCACACCCAACCCGCAGCGGCAATCAGTCGAATACTCTTTCGACTGCTGCTGATCTTTCAGAAACGTCTCTTGAGTCGGTTCTGATTAACATTGCTGATATGAAAGATGATCGTGGACTTCGTGTCGCCGCGCAAGGCGTACGGCTCATCATTCCTACGGCATATGTCTTCACTGCAGAAAGACTTCTTGAGTCTCAGCTCAGAGTTGGAACTGCCGACAATGACATTAATGCGATTAAGTCTGGGGGATATCTCCCGCAGGGTTATCATGTCATGCGTCGTATTTCTGATTCTGACAGGTGGTTCGTGCAAACGGATGTTCCTGATGGGCTCAAGGTTTTCCAGCGCTCTCCGATGAAGAAGGGCATGGAAGGCGATTTTGAAACTGGCAACGTACGTTATAAAGTTCGTGAACGCTATTCGTTCGGCTGGACTGATTGGCGTGGCGTTTTCGGTTCTGAAGGTGCATAAACCAAGTTGTGAGATGGGGCTGCCGAAAGGTGGCCCCAGCTTTCTATGGCTGATTTAAGAACAAGTCCTTCAAATCGGTATGATTTTTCTCAGCTGCTTGATCCGGCTTGGCATGATTATATCGGTTCAAGAGAGCCTGGACGTAAATATCCTTCTGCCAAAAGACCCATTAAAGACAGGATGACGCAAGCTCAGGCTCTTCTTGATAAGGGATATTATGTTCCTGTTCCATCCAATGAACCTTCATATTTAGATTTTGGTAAAGGTATTGGCAAGCTCCCTATTAACCTTGGCGCTCTTCCCGGAATGGCTCCGGAAGAAGCTGGTGGTCCGTCAAGGCGAGCTGGTGGAGCACTTCAATCTGTTGTAAATTATGGTACTATTCCATTTTATTTTACACCAGCAGCTCCAGTTGCTGCGGGGATTGATGTTGCTCGTGGCATTGTTAACCGTGATGCTCTTGAAGTTGGTTTGTCAATGCTGGGGGTTGCAAGACCTCTTGCCTCTATTCCGCGACTTATGTCCGAAGCTGCGGAAAAAGCATACTTGAAAGCAACTGCGTCTGGATCTGTTGCAGTTTTTTTGCAGAATTTACGAGATAAATTGTTCCCCGCTTCTCCCCCGGAAGATGCTTGGAATGTTGGGGATGTTTAATAATAAAATTACCTTTTGAAAATGCGGGAGATGAAGTAAATTAAGGCGTTAACGTCAACCTGACTGCTTCGGCAGACATTAGCCACGACAGGAGATGTAAAATGGCTCGTTCTACTTTTGCTGGTCCAGTACGTTCCTTACGAGGATTCATTTCTGCTGGCCCAGATGCAGTTGTAAATATAACTGCTGACACGACTTTGACTTTTGCTTCGCATGCTGGCAAATTGATTGAAATCAATGATGCTGATTGCAAAGTAACACTTCCAAGTATCCTTACAGGTTCAACATCAGCTTATGCAGGTTCTGATGATTATAACGTGTTGAATACGTACGGAGCTTCTTACAGGTTTTATATTGGGACAGCAGCGACTGATCTCGATATATTAACTGATGGAACAGATAAATTTGTTGGGCATATTGCTGTCGGAATAGATGATAGCACATACAAGATTTTTGTTCCTGCCTCTAGCAATGATGTTATGACTTATAATGGCACAACAAAAGGTGGCATTGTAGGAAGTTATATTGAATGCACAGCTCTTGCGAGTGCTGAATATTTAGTTCAGGGTGTTCTAATTGGCAGCGGGACAATTGTTACTCCTTTTGCTGATGCTTAAATATTTTGCTAGGAGGGGAGAAATCCCCTCCTAGCTTATAGGAGGTCTGCATGGCAGATATTACAACTAGCACCACAATTTCAGAGAGCGATCGCCAGATAGTCATGGCATTCCAATATCAATATATTGATGGTGGTAATGAGGATGCTGTAAAGAAGGTGGATGTTTCTGCTTTGGCTAAAAATTCGGCCGGATCGAGCTGTTCTGCAGTCCGCATTGTTGAGGCTTGGTGGACAATTTATGGAATGACTGTTCAGGTTGAAGCTGATGCAACTGTTGATGTCATAATTCTTCATCTTGATGAAGGACAATCCGGTTATCAGGACTATTCTGTTTTTGGAGGTCTTCCTAAGACAACCACCTACGGGGCCAGCCCAACTGGGGATATATTTTTTACAACAACTGGGGCTGGGGCAACGACTGATTCATATCAGATCGTGTTAAGAATGATAAAAGAGTACTAACATGGCTACATCTGGCACAGTCACCTATCGGCCGAATATTGAAGAGCTCATTGATGAGTCTTTTGAGCGTTGCGGGCTTGATACGCAAACAAGAACAGGTGGCCATGTTACAAGTGCTAGACGTAGCTTAAATATGTTATTTTCTGAATGGTCGAATCGAGGCTGGAATTATTGGACACTTGGATATAAGACTGTTACACTTGTTGCTGATCAAGCAGCATATACCCTTGATGCTGGTCTTGTTGATATAATTGATGTTGTTTACAGGAAGGTTTCCGGTTCAACATCAGCCGATCAATCAATGACGAGGATATCTATCTCTGAATATAATCAGATTCCAAATAAAACTGATAGTGGGGTGTCTTCGCAATATATGATTGATCGTCAATATACACCAACGATGACAGTTTGGCAAGTTCCAGATAACACCACTGACTCAATACGGTATTACGGGATATTTCAGCCTGATGATGTAACGGCTTCAAATCAAGATGCTGATATTCCATATCGTTGGACAGATGCATTGTGCGCTGGCTTGGCTGCAAAATTGTCAATTAAATTTGCACCAGACAGATCTGAAGCATTGCTGGCTTTGTATGAGCGTGCCTTTCAATTTGCCTCGGATGAGGAAGGTGCAAATGTTCGTTTGAGAGTTAAGCCAACAGGAATGAAC